CAGAAATAAAATCTTTAGGTTTAGATAATATAGATGATCTTAAAATTTATTTTGAAAATAAAAAAAATAATGAAGTAATAGAACCTGTTTCTAGTCTACCTTCATCTGACACTAAAACAAAAGCATCTTTAATCAAGCCTGACGTACCAAGCGACACGGCTCCAGTGTCTGCTGAAACAGTTAAAATGGCTTCTGTCAACAAGAATGTTAACCCACAAACTAACTTGACACGTATTGAAGATGCATTATTATCGAACACTGAAAAAGCTATTAAGTTAGGACAAAGGAAGACAACAGTATAATGGCAAACAAAACTAACGCATTGCAAAGAATTGAATCACATGAAAAACTGTGCCGTATTATGCAAAAACAAACTCACGATAAGATTCATTCTATTGAATCACAGATTCAAAGAATTGAAAGTATTTTATTAATTACTATGGGAGCTTTAATTACAGGAATGCTCTATGTTATTTTTGAACTAATCACTAAATAAAAAAATTTACCATGCAATTATCGAAACATTTTACTCTAGAAGAGATGACACGATCCATGACAGCAGTACGTAAGGGAATTAACAACATTCCAGGACCTGGAGAGATTAAAAACCTAGGAAACCTCTGTTACGAGGTCTTAGAACCCACTAGAGCACACTTCGACAAAGCCCTAAGCATTTCCTCGGGATACCGCTCAGAAGCTCTCTGTGAAGCGATAGGGAGCAAAAAGACATCGCAGCACGCACTTGGATGCGCCGCCGATTTTGAAATTAATGGGGTCTCCAATATTAAAGTAGCTTACTGGTTAATTAACAACGTTGATTTTGATCAATGCATTCTCGAGTACTATAAACCCGAAGATGACCAGGCGGGATGGATCCACGTGTCCTATGATGCTAAAGGGTCTAACAGAAAACAAGTTCTAACTTTTGATGGTAAAAAGTATACTGAAAATTTACCTGAGATGGTGTGGAAAGACGGCAAAGTTTCAAATTAAAAATTACAAGCCACCATCGTGTATGTCCTATAATATCTTATAACCAATCTTTTAATTCTTCACCCATTACTTCAGAAGCTATATTTATTTTCTTTATTAAAGCTTTTACTATTCTCTCATCAACAGTACCTTCAGCAATAATATCTACATAAGTCATTGGTTTTGTTTGACCAATACGATCTATTCTAGCCTCTGATTGAGTTCTTTTTTCAAGATCATAACCATTAGAATAGTACACCATAGTACTAGCTGCAGTTAATGTGATACCATAACCACCTGTTTGGGGAGTTCCTACAAGGAATCTAACTGGAGATTCTGGATCTTGAAAAGATTTTATGTTATCTTGTCTCTCATCATTTGGAGTTTTACCATAGTAGGTTACTACAGAATTATCTCCGTATCTTTTCTTAATACTCTTTACTATTGTTTCTATATCATATTGATAGTGTGCCCATATCACAGCTTTTCCTTCTACTTCTTCTAAGACTTCCATTAGTTCAGACAATCTATTATTTTTTATTTCCTGGAAAGAACCATCATCAGCTTTAAAATGTCCACACGTTATTTGGTGTAGTCTCATCAATTGAGTTAAGGCATTGGCCGTAGTAATCATCTTGCCATTCATTAAAGCAAGAGCCATTTTTTTCATTTGCTGATAAACTTTATCTTGTTCTGGAGTCAATGTAATTATACGTTTCATAAAAGTTTTTGGAGGAAGATCTAAACAATCATCTTTTAAAACTCTATATGAAAAGTTTTTTATTTTGTCGGACAGCTCACCAAGGTTTTTATAACCTACTACTATTTCTACAGACCTTCCGTTAAAATGTGCTTTACGCATTACGGCATACCTAGTTCTAAAAGTATAATAAGAAGAGTGATCTAATAAAAACTCATCTAAAAATTCACACTGTTTATATAAATCTAAAGGTGATTTAGTAACAGGTGAACCAGTTAGTATACGTCTATACTTAGCATGTTTTCCTATACCTACTATATTTTTGGTACGTTTAGCACCAGGGTTTTTGATAGTAGTAGACTCATCGATAGCCATGTAAGTGCTATGACAACTTAAAAATTTAGCTGCAAAGTCCATACCTTTTTTAGTAGAGAAAGCTTCTACATTCATACAAAGTATGTGAAGATCTTCTCCTGTTTCAAATAGAGTATCTAATATTTTCTGTTGTTTTTGATTTATTGTTGCTTGCCATAAAACTGATTTATGTTCAATGTGGTCGGGTAAATGAGTGGGTATTTCTTGAGAATACCAATTTTTATATACACCTTTAGGTGCAATAATAAGAGCTCCATTAATTTTACCTGCATCATACAACATGGCTATATTATCTATAGCAACTTTTGTTTTACCAGTTCCCATTTCCATAAAGTATGCAAATACTTTTTTATTCCACGATTTTTCCAATGCAGTCATTTGATGTGCAAAGGGTTTTGTCTTAAATTTATAATCCATAATTAATTCTTCTTTCTAGTTGACAACTTAATATATATAAAATACAAAGTCAACCATGAAAGAAAATAAACCCGAACCGATCGTTTACGTATTACAAGAAGTACCAGGAACCCGAGCAGGGCGTCCTAAATTTAATATTATTGGTGCTCAAAAATACGGTAAATTAAAAGTTCTTCTAAGGGAAGATAGCCAAGTTGTTATGAGCCCTGGACCAATTAAATATAAACTAGAAAAATTATTAAAAGATTTTAATGATAATGATTATTTATTATTGTCAGGTGATCCGCAAATAATTTTTATGGTTGGAGCTGTTATTGCTAAAGTAAATAATGGTAGAGCAAAAAGTTTAAAATGGGACAGACAAGAACAAATGTATTATCCTTTAGAATTTGATCTATACGAGAAAGGAGAAATAGATGAGTAATCAAGACCTAACACAAAAGTTTGAGGAGGATTCTCCTCAACAAGTAAACGAAATAGAAAACGTTAGAAGTTTATCTAACTATGTTATCAGGTTGCAAGCTTTAGAAGATGAAGTAAAAATCATGGAAGAAAACCTAAAGAAAAAGAAAGAAGCAGCTGACAAAATATCCGAGGAAGTTATTCCAGAGATAATGCATGACATGAAACTAAAGACTCTTAAACTTACTGATGGTTCTGCCATAGAAGTAAAAGAGATTTACGGTGCCAGTATTCCTATAGCAAATAAGGAAGGTGCCTACCAATGGCTTCGAGATAATGACCTGGGTGATCTGATTAAAAACGAGATCACTGTTTCCTTTGGTCGTGGCGAAGATAACAAGGCGAACGATTACGCTAGCCTTGCTGAGAAGAGTGGTTATCAACCTGCACAAAAAATGAAGGTTGAACCTATGACTCTCAAAGCTTTGTTTAGAGAAAGATCTGAGGCTAACTTAGATCTACCCTCTGAACATTTTAACCTGTTTAAGGGAAACAAAACAAAAATAACAAGGAACAAATAACATGACACAAGAAACAAGCGACTTAGCAATAAAAAAAGAAGGTGCAATAGCCACTCTAGATTTTGAATCTGACTCAGGAATGGGTTTAGAAAATATAGACAAAGGTGATTTAGCATTACCGTTTTTAAAACTACTACAAAGTGGTTCTTATGAAACGAAAAAAAAACATGCGAAATACGTTGAAGGTGCAGAAGCTGGAATGTTTTACAATACAGTAACTAAAAAACTGTATAGTGGAGAAAAAGGTATTCAAGTAATACCTTGTTTTTACAAAATGACATATCCTGAATGGGCACCATTTGACAAAAGTGAAGGCAGACCTATTAGTCCTGACAGAGGACCAGAGGTTATGGCTCAAACAACTAAGGGTACAGGTACAAAAGATGTACTGTCTAATGGTAATGAAATTATTAAGACAGCAAATCACTTTGTGATTATCCTTGGTGACAAACCTGAAAAGGCTTTGATGTCATTAAAAACTACTCAGTTAAAAACTAGTAGAGGTTGGAACTCACTGATGGATAATGAAATGATAATTTCAAAAACCACAGGGAAGTCTATACCGGCTCCTTCATTCTCTAGAGTTTATAAAATAAACTCTGTTGAAAATACAGGTAACTTTACCTGGCATGGGATGGTTGTTAACATAGTTAAACCGATAGAAAATGCAGAGATCTATAGCATGGCTAAAGATTTTAATTTAGCATTACATAAAAGTAATGTTGCAGCGGCTTCGGTAGAACCTACACCAACAACAGAATCTAATTACTAGATTTCTTGCAAGAAAGTGGGCAGCCGAGGGAGACTGAGGCTGTCCTAACACGGGATCGTTATGGAAAATGAATTTATAAAGTTATTCACTGGCTATCAAGGAGACTTTGGAATAGCTGACATGTCTAGAACTGAACTAGATAAAAGTAAAAACAAAATTAAACCTGTCTATGAATGGGCAGGTAGACCTTTAGCTGTCAATGATTACAAAGATCATTTGTTAGGTAAGATATCTATTGGTGTTCAACCTTGTAGACTAAATAAAACAGCACAATTTGGTTGCATAGATGTAGACCCACCTGACTATGGTAATTTTAAAATAGAAAAATACTTATCTTTATTTGAACAATTTAAATTACCTTTAGTACCTATTCTTTCTAAGAGTGGAGGATTACATTGTTACATATTTTTAAAAGAAGCAATTCCTGCCATCGATTTAATTGATGCATTAAAAGCTTTCCTGCTACCGCTAGGTTTGAAGCCTACCACCGAAATTTTTCCTAAACAGAAAGAATTAAAGGAAGACGAAAAAGGAGACATCAAACCAGGAAATTTTATTAACTTACCTTACTATAACAATGGTGAGTCTAGTAGATATGCTTTAGATAAAGATAATAATAAACTTAGTCTTACTAAATTTATAGAAGTAGCAGAGTCTTTAAGAATTAGTAAAGAAGATCTAGAAAAATTAGTAGAAGAAACTCACGCAAATATATTAAATGGAGCTGATCCAGAATTTGATGATGGTCCTCCATGTTTAGCTTTATGTTCTAAAGCTAAATTAGAAGATGGTAGGGATAGATTTATGTATAACTACATGGTCTTTGCTAAGAAAAAATACAAAGAGAAATGGCCAGATCAAGTATCTAAAGCAAACTATAGTTATCTTTCAGAACCTTGGGACAAATCTAAATTAGATTTAAAAATAAAAGCTTGGAAAGGTGAAACAGCAGGTCATACTTGTTATGAAGAACCAATCAAAGATAAGTGTATGCGTAGTCTATGTTATTCTAAACCTTTTGGAATAGCTTCAGATGGTGTTTCAATTTTTCCAGACATAACTAATTTTCAAATAATTAAATACGTAGAACCAGAATACAGATTCAATGTTGTTATGCCTAATGATGACAAACATGAAGTAGTAATACCTAACACTAAGTTAATGACTACTCAAAAAGAAGTACTAAATTTAATATGGGAACAAACAGGAGTTTATTTTGAACCTCTAAAACCAAAAGATTATAGATCAAAATTAAATGAATGGCGTGGTGTTGGTTGTGAAACAATCTATCCACCTAAAGGTACACAGATAAGTGACAGACTAAGAGAAGAGTTATATCAATATTGTGTAAACGGACCACAGGCTAAACAAAGAGGTCAGATTAAAAATGGTGCTTGTTTTACTGAAGACAGTTTCCATTATTTTAAAATAACTTCTTTTATAGAACACTTAGGTAACAGTTGGAAAATACCAATTGAAAGAATTGCAAGACAATTAGAAAAAGATTGTAGTGTACAGTTTAATCACTCATTAAATGTAGATGGTAAAACTTTAAAAGTATGTAGAACTCCACAACTTCATATAGATCAAATAGAATATAAACCCGTGGAAAGAAAGGAAAGTAATTATTAATGAAACGTTATAAAGTTATAGGTCCTCCAGGAACTGGAAAAACAAGATCTTTATTACAAACTGTACAAAGATATAGA